TAGCCTCTGCAAGCATTCCACATCCACCAATATAACCCAATATCTGTGCCATTCAAAATATATATGCCTGGTTCTAAGGACAAGACATAATTACGCCCAAGTGTTACTGGTGTGCCAGTTAGAGAGTATATCCCTTCTTCTGCTACAAGATTATAACCATGCTTGAGGTCAATTGGTTCACCAGTCAGGCTGAATATTCCAATATCAGCGCTAAGTTTACGGTCTGCTATGAGTGCCAAATCTGTTCCGGTTAAAGCGAAAATACCAGAATCAAGAATTAGCTTGTGCGCTAAGTTGAGCGTTATATCTGTTCCGGTCAGATTGTATGTACCAGAATCAATGCTTAGTTTGCGAGCTATTTCAAATGCAACATCCGTTCCAGTAAGCGTAAAATTGCCTACTTCAGCTAAGAAGCCATATCCTTTTATCAGTCCCGCACTCGAACCTGTAAGCGTGAAATTACCAGCATCTGTCACAAGATTATAAGTATGCTTAAGACCAATCGGTTCACCAGTCAGGCTATATATTCCAGTGTCAACACTAATTTTACGTCCTGCTTTGAGCGCTAAATCCATTCCGGTTAGAGTAAAAGCACCAGAATCAAGACTTAGCTTGCGTGCTGACTTCAGCGTTATATCCGTTCCGGTCAGATTGTATATACCGGAATTAAGGATTATCTTGCGAGTTATCTCGAATGTGACATCCGTTCCAATGAGCGTAAAATTGCCTGTTCCAGCTAATAACTCGTATCCTTTTGCCAGACCTACATTCGCACCTGTAAGCGTGAAATTACCAGCGTCTGCAGATAAGATATAAGTTCGTTTGAAATTAACCGGCGTTCCAGTTAGGATGAATGATCCACTTTCGGCTATAAGAGGAATTGTGTAATGAAGTGCTACATCATAACCAGTTAGGCTGAATGAACCACTCTCTGCTGCAAGGACATAAGTTCGTTGAAATGTTACATCGGAACCTGTTAAGCTAAATGAACCACTTTCTGGTGTAAGAACATAAATGCGCTCGAATGTTATATCTGTTCCAGTGAACTCGAACGTGCCAGAGTCAAGACTTAGTTTATATCCAGCCTTGAGCGTTACATCTTTTCCAGTAAGGCTGAATGTGCCACTATTTACGGTAAGTACATAAGTTCGCTTGAACGATATATCTGTTCCAGTAAGTGAAAACGCACCGGAATCTGGAATTAATTTGCGAGCAGCCTTGAGCGCAATATCTATTCCGGTAAGCTCAAACGTTCCAGAATCTAAGCTAAGTTTGTGAGCAGCCTTGAGGATTACATCCGTGCCATTTAGAGCAAATGCGCCGCTATCAGCAGTCAAAATAAATGTGCGCCTGAAGGTAACTGCTGTTCCAATTAGGTTAAATGTTCCTGCGTCAGCCGCAAGCTCACGTCCCGCTGATAATGTTATTGTTTGACCGGTAAGCGCGAAAGAGCCGGTATCTAATGTCAGTTTATAACCCACTAACGGGAAATAACCGACTGGAATACCAGCCTTGCCTAAATACTGGTCTAACAGAACGTAATCAGCGCTCAACAGAACTCCTCATTCTCCTCAAGCATAAAATGCTTAGACGGGGTCATTCGGATTGAGCGTTACAGCAGTCCGATTGCCATAAGCATCTACTGTAGCTTGTATTCTATCTACATCATCACCAGTCGAACGGAACTTGATTGACGATGTCCCGCCACCACTTACCTTGCCAGCAGCAAAAGCTAAAATAATGCGAATTGCATCTTTTAGCGTGTAAGTCCCCTCAATATTCTCTGCAGTCGCCATTTTTGCTGCAATCTCGTTGCTCAAGGTTTCAAGCGTATCGCCATCAGCACCCACCCGTGCAACCTGCGTTGCCCCTGTATCTGCTGCCTTGAGCGGAAATGCCGTGCTCTCGTCAAATTTAGCAGCCGTAATGACATCATCGGCAAGTGAGGTAACATTCACATCCAGCGAATCTGTTGAGCAGAGCGTGTCATAAACATTCGCTGTTACAACCAGAAAGTCCTGCCATACTGGAAGCGCCCCACTTTTACTCACAGCAACTCGTAACCTGCCTAACGTGCCAGTATCGGTAGAATTCAGCGGAATATCGTAGTAGCCGTTTTCATCGTGAGTTGCGCTCTTAGTGCTGTTCTTTTGTGCGAAGTCACCGCCGTTTTTACTCAGCCGTATGTCCGCTTGCGCAATAGATAAAGCCGTCTCAGCAGTTTTGCCGTCTGTATCGTCAATAAAAGGGCCGAGCTTTATGGTCGCCGCTGTGCTTTTTTTGAGTATGTTCATTAGTTACCTCGCATCCGTGCGTAATATAGAAAGAACTTCGGCAATTTTGCCTCAATAACTTTAACATAACTTGAAGACTGAATATAATTGATATAAAGCGTTTTTCCCTCTGCTGTCAATGCTTGCCACGCTGTTTGAGAGGTGGCATTGGGGGCATATCCATATAAATATCCAAGTCTTGAGGATGGGACGCTCCAACTAACATTATTACTTGCAAACCATCCTGTAGCAGAAGGAAGCATAAACGAAGTGAGAGCGGTGCAGTTTTGGGCGTAATAGTACATAAATTTGGTGCCGACACTCGTTAATCCAGAAGTGTCTGGTACAGATAATGAAGTGAGAGCGCTGCAGCCGTAGGCGTAGTTTGACATAAAATAGTCGCCGACACTCGTCAATCCTGAAGTGTCTGGTACAGATAATGAAGTGAGAGCGGTGCAGCTTCTGGCGTAATAAGCCATAAAATAATCGCTAACACTTGTCAGCCCAGATGTGTCTGGTACGGATAATGAAGTGAGAGAGGTGCAGCCGTTAGCGTAAGAACGCATAAAAGATGCGCCAACACTCGTCAATCCAGATGTGTCGGGTACGGATAACGAAGTGAGAGAGGAGCAGTTAGTGGCGTAATAAGCCATAAAATAATCGCCAACACTTGTCAGCCCAGATGTGTCTGGTACGGATAATGAAGTGAGAGAGGTGCAGCCATAGGCGTAATAATGCATAAAATAATCGCCAACAGTTGTAATTGCAGTAGCAGTAGTATCCCAATCAACAACAACCGATGCTTTTATGTTTGGCAATACCGCCGTTGTGCTCGAACTCATTCCAGATAAAGGCGTTCTAAATTGATAGACTTTACCCGCCGTCAGCGTGCAATCCGTAGAAAGCCAAGTACCAGAAGTACCTTCACGCCATTGCGTACTTTTCACCATCGACTTTGTAACCTGTGTGGCATCACTTGCGGTTGTAATCGTGGCGATTATTGCGTCATATGCTTGTGTCATGTTATATCCAATCGCAATAGTAAATTCACATCAGTCACCTCTCTCTGAAGCTAATCTCGATATTGAGCCATAAAGACCAGAGAGATTATGCTAATGTAAATACGGTAGCGCCAAAGTCAAGCGTAAAGGTCTCACCAGCGTTTAGCGTAATCTCAGCTCCATAATCGTACCAGCAGATAAGGTCATCATCCGTTGCGGTGTCGTTATAGAGTACCACGTAGCGGAAAGGATCAACTGCAGCAGAAGCGGTCATCGTCAAGTCCTGTAAAACCAAACTATAAGTGCCATTAGTTTGGCTGGAGCTTATACGAACTGGCGTCAACGGACTGAGATTTGTCGTGCTGACAGTCGTCAAATCCGTAAGCACGGCTTTTGACGCTGTCGGTGCATTCGCTGCATTACACAATGCAACCTTGATAGTATCTGAACCCAGATTGTGCTTGCCTTCAGCAAGCGCCTCCACAAAACTATAAAACTTATTGAAATTTGCCATTTGTTACCTCCATATGTAACTATTATACTCAATGTAACTCTGGGTGTGCTTCCCAAAGTTTATCTACTTTTTCCTCGAGCGTTGGCTCTGGCTCAGGCTGCCCAGCGAGCCCAAAATAAGCCACAATGTCATCACTTGTCCCGTTCCAGCGGTCAAGGTCAACATAATAGCTGGCAACGCCATATTCGGCTCCGTTCCCTTTCTCACAAGTCTGATGAATGAGCCACTTGCTTACACCTTTAGGCAATGCGGGTGGCGGGTTCTTTTCAGGCGTGAATTGCGGATATGGCAAAGCCTTTAGATAATTAGCAAGCCACCAGTCCACGCTGGGCAATTGCGATATATCCACGAACTGATTTATCCAGCCCGCACGGCTGTATATTATTGGATAGCGTCCAGTTTGCGCTTTCACATATTCAAGACACCGCACTAACGTGTCTGTAATTTTGGCTTTAGTTTGCCCGTGATCCAGCTCCACATCTAACACCAAGCGGTCGGTTGCGGTGGGTCTAACGATGTTCAGGAAGTGCTGCATTTGGCTGATGGCGGATTCTTCTGGGTATATCACATGGTACGCCATGCGGGGAACGTCAAGATTGTCCCAAGAGTAGCGAAACCATTTATCCTGATACCCCCAGCTTATACCCGCACGCACTGCTACAAACTCACACTTTGCGTTTATGACGTCAAAGTTTGGCTTGCGCTTGCCGTCCCCAGAATATTGATAAGCAGAAATGTCTATGCCGAGCGGAAAACCCATATTGAACTCCTTGTAATAATTTTACCACTTTTATGCAATTTCATAAGTAATCTCAAAGCCTAAAGAATCGTCCTCGCCCCACGTAAATGGGACAGTTGCTGATATTTTAGTTGAGTTTGAGCCCTGTGTCGGGTCAGTAAACATATTTATAACACTAACACTATTAACGGGAACGATTTCTGCAATTCTCTCATAGTTTGCAGTACCAACTTTTCGAAGGTGTGCCACTCCATAGAAGTTAATCCCAGCAGTATTCACGGCATTTATCGGCAATGAAAATGCCCAGTTGCCAGAGCCGTACGTGGTAGTGCTGCCCATAACCATCCCAAGAACGTAAGTGCAAAGTTTTCCAATCACGATATATCGCCCAGTCAGCGTTCCATTTCCTATCGATGGATTAGTTGTGGCTGCAGTCCAAGTCGGAGTGTAGGATTGCCATACATACGCAGGGCGCTCCCACTTTTGCAGCCTTTCCACTTCTCGTTCAAGCTGCTTAATGCGCTGAATTACAGCGTCCTCAAAGTTGCTCACAGTTCACCTCTCAACCTAACATCTATCTGCTCGCCATTATCCTGATCAACTTTCACTTTCACGCTCGAAATGTGGCAATCCACGTTATAGCCAAAAGCTTGAGCGGTAACAATATCTCCAAATTGATAATGGATGCCGTATTGCATTCCATATGTATCTAATAGCCTGCCAGTCAATATCTGCTTTGGTTTATAATCATTCAATACTTCATCACCATCAGCTTGCAGCGCTGCAGTGGTGTCATTATCACGGCTATCCTTAAAATACTCACGGCGGTTCCACTTACTTGCGCCTATTCTGCTGGTATTATAGCGTTCTACTGTTAATCTGGCATTTTCTTCACCTTTACCAGCCACAAGCACCCAGTTGCGCTCATCAGAATGAAAAGTGCCAAAAGAAGCTTCGGCTAAATTCCCATATTGCTTGCCAACCAGTCGCGGGTCGCCAGATGTGCGGCTATGATCTGTCCCTCTTTGACCGGCATAAGTGCGGAACTGAAATGTAGCTGGAGCCGTCCTGACCACATCAAAAGCTAAATAAACGCCATTTTCATTAGCCACATCCGCTAACTCCTGAAGTACAGTAAAAACGTTCCTATAAGCAAACGCCTTTGTAACGGATGCACCGCCAGCTCCTACATTATTTTGCACACTCAGCTTTACCCTATTAC